GCAGCCGATACATATACCAGTACAGCTAACCTCACAGAGACATTTGAACCAAGAGGGTTATTGATAGAAGAGAGTAGAGCTAACTACTTCCAAGCCAATAGAACAAACTTTGGAGTTATAGATCTTTCTCATGGAGGAACTGAAAACACTTCTAGTTATGCTACAGCACCTGATGGAACTCAAACAGCTAAGAAATTAGGCTGTACAGCTACAGTATCAGGGGCAAATAAACATTTTAGAGTCAATTCACTTGTCTCTTCTTTTGTTAACAATACAGTAAGTTTCTACGTTAAGAAATTAGTAGATGATCCAGTTACTATTGATACTGATTTCAATGATCTCATAAACAATGATGGTATTGTCTTAACTAATGATTGGCAACGTATCACTTTAAGTGGAGTGCCTCATAACTATGGTCAAATGTTTATAGACATAGGTATACAAAATAAGACAGGAAGTGATTTAATAGCAGTATGGGGAGCCCAATTAGAACTAGGTACATTTGCAACCTCTTATATATACCCTGCTTCTGATTCTGCAGCTACAACACGTGCAGCCGACGTTGCATCAATCACTGGTGATAACTTTGGTACTTATAGGACTAACTTACTAACTAGGTCAGATCATATATGGGACTGGGGTAGTAATTCTGGTGGTGATGCAGATAGTTCTGATTTTGAACCATATGCTGCAAAGAACCCTATTGATGGTAGATTTAACGCTACCTTATTAAAATGTGGTACGAATAAAAGAGTAAAATCAGGTGTTGCCTTTACTGGTATTCATACTGTTTCTACATACGTCAAACCTCTTACTAATCCTTGCTTTGTACAGTTAATGTATCAAGTTAGTTCCTATGGAAGAGCTAATTTTGATTTAGTTAATGAAACAACTGGCGGAGATGGTACTAAAAATATTACTGATGTAGGTGATGGATGGTTTAGATTAGATTGGAGAACTGATATTGGGTCAGGTACGTCTGTTGGTGGTGTTGAAATTTCTGTTAAAATAGACAATATAAATGAAGCTAGAAACGCAGGTGGTAGTACTACTAATCAAGTTTATGTTTATGGTACTCAAATAGAAGATAATGCGACAGTAACAAACTACATCCCATCAACAGATACCTTCACTAGCCGACTAGGTAATGCAACGTATGTTGATCATACTGGTTTGATTAAGACGGCTTATAGGAACCATATACCTTATTCTGAAAGATTTGATACTGATTGGGCTGTAGTTGATAATGCTCAATTAACAGCTAATGCTGGTTTAGCACCAGACGGCACCCAAACAGCAGATAAGTACACACCAGATACCAGTAATGATGCTAACCACATTCTTTATTTAAGTAAAGCTGTAAATGGTGCTCTTTCTGTTTATGCTAAAGCTTTTGGAACAACTCATCTAAATTTAATATCACAAGTAGCAGCAACTGATAGCAGAGGAGTTCAATTTAACTTAACCGATGGAACTGTTACAGCTACACAAAATGCTACTGGAGAAATCATAGATGCTGGTAATGGTTGGTATAGATGTATCGTTAAACCAACAACTAATACAAACCAAGCCTATTTTGTAATTAATCCTAATGATGGTTCAGCACCTAATACGAGTGATAAATTTAGATCCTCCTATGCAGGTGATGGTAGTAATTATTTACTTCTTTGGGGAGCTATGCAGACAGATGATGTCAATAATGCAGGAGATTATACAGCTAATCACGCAGGTACTCAATCTGGAGCTGCACGATACAGCCATGATCCAACAACTTTAACTCCTACTGATTTATATCTTGAACCTGCTAGAACTAACCTTTCTTCGCATAGTACTGATTGGTGGGTGAATGATGGTGGTTTATCTTGGAATGCTATCGAAAGAGATCAAGCATTAGCACGTAATCAAATAATAGCTCCTGATGGAACACTATCAGGTTATAAAATAATTGATGCAGTTGCTAATCAAGGAAATAATAAAGGTTACGTACAAAAGAAAGTACTTAGTGTCCCTAGTAATGGAGATATAACGTACTCAGCATTCGTAAAAAATGGATCAAAAGATTATGTAGACGTTAGAGTCTTTAATGGATTTGATGGTAACGTTACATATAGACTAGACTTTACAGATAATTCCATAACTCAAATTGCTATAGGTAGTGGTCCTACAATAAAAACAATCTGGCCTCTTGAAGTCTATCCAAATGGATGGAGAAGGTTTGCCATAACTATGGCTTACTCAGGTGGTACAACTGCAGGAGTAAGAGTCTATGGTAGTGCTTATCCTGGACCTGACTCTGATTTTGGTGAGTTTTGCTATGGATGGGGTAGTCAAATAGAAGCAGGATCTTTCCCAAGTTCTTTTATACCTACTGAAGCAGCTACAGTAACCAGAGCAGCCGATACCTACGCATCAGCAGCTACAACTGTGTTAGATAGGGATAGCGGTAATAAAGAGAGTCTATGGAATCCTAATGGAGGATCATTCTATGCAGATATTGGTAAGTATGTAGCAGGATCACCTAACTACAGTAGATTTTGGCATCTTAAAAGTCAAGCATCAGGAGCTGGTGATAATATATACCTATCTAGAGGTACGACAGCTAATGCTTATTATTGCGTTATTTATGATGATGACTCAAGTGCTAACTTAGTAGTACATCAATTAAATGTACCGACTACACCTAAGAAAGTATCTTGGGGATTTGAAACCAATAATTCAAATTATGCAGTCAATGGATCTCTCGGTAATGCAGATACAAGTGTGGATATGTCTTTAGTAGGTTCTAGTATGGTGGAATTAGCTTTAGGAAGAGCTGAAACTACTGCATTCTCTAATCATACTTTATCCCGAATAACAGCTTGGAAAACACGTCTACCTGATCAAAACTTAATTAACATATCACTATAACTATGGCAGAAGAAGAACTAAAATCCACGCCTGTCCCTGGTCCGTTTTTTAAATGGACTAATGAGGCAGCGTGGGTAACAGCAGCGAAAGCAGCAGGGTTTTATACCACTGTTACTGAAAAAGATGAAGAAGGTAAGGAAACAACTAAAGAGGTATTAAATGCTTACACCCATGATCATGCAATTGATGTAGTGGGTGAAATCTATGAAGGTGGTGAATGGGATGAAGAAGGTAAGGAGATTAAAGCTCCTACTAAGCTAGATGGCTATCACGTTAACTATCTTGGTCCTTTACCTACAGGTTGGGATAAAAAAGAAGTTACACCTAAAGCACCTCATAGAGTCTTCGCATAATGTCTAGCCTTGGGGAGCCAGTTAACCTCCCCTTTATAAGGCTCCCAGATACGCTTGATTTACCCCGTCCTACCCTTGACATCCCAACGGCAGATATACCCTCTTACAAGCCCTTACGGGTGCCTCCTAGCGACCTTAGAAGTCCAGAGGGAGTAAAGAAAACAACAACAGAAAAGAAAGAGTCACCTTCTCTTACAATACCTGTATTAGACATACCCATACCACTACCTACAACTGAGGTAGTTATGACAGCAACTTATGCTGCAGTTTCTGCTGTAGCAGTGACTACCCTTGCTCAACCATTCTTTGATCAGATAAAGAAGAAACTACAAAAATTCCTACAAGGCAAAATTAATAAATGGAAGGAAAAGAGGAAAGCCCGAAAAAAAACCTCCTCACCAAATTAAAAGATGCAGCAGAAGACACTGAGCACCATATTCAAGTGCTTGGAACTTTTGTACGTCTAGGTGTGGTGGTTTGGTCGGGCTTTATTTGAGAGTCATAACGCTCAATTACGTTGATATACCAATGGTTAAGAAATCTGGTAACTCAGATATCACGTTCGTAGCTTCGGTATTTACTGGAGCACTTGCCACGTTTGGTTTAACTACTGGTAATAAGAACGGCAACGGTAAAACTGTTGAATGTCCAATGGCAAAGAAAAAAGAAGCATGAACAAATGGCTCTTACTCTTAGCTCTGCTAACACCAGCAGCTAAGGCTAATCAAATTACTCCTGCATTCACCCAAGGCAGTATGAACTCCACCACGACTACCACTCAAGTCATCAATGAAACAATTACTACAGAAGTTGTAGGAGGATCATTATCAACATGGTCTGGAAGCAACGTCAAAATAGACACAGAAAGCGAAGGAATAGCTGGTGGTATTTCAGTAGAATCTCAAGTATTCGAGATAGAAGATGTATCCCTACCTTGGACATTGGAAACAGTGACCAGAGATGCGGGAGTTATAGAGACTATAAACGAGGTCAGGGATATCACGACAAACGCTACTACTACCTCCTTATCGGTCTTCTCTCAATAGGAAGTCCAGCACTAGCTGAAGATAAAGTAAATAACACCTCAAACCCTGTTGCGGCAGCGACGGGGAATGTCACAAATTCAGCGGTGCAATTCCAAAACAATGGTTCACAAAGTAGACAATACTTTGGTCCTAATGTGAGCTGTAATGGTTCCACAATGACCTTCTCTCCGTTCTATATGGGAAACCATACTGAACCTAGAACTATTGATGAAGATACAGGAAGACTACAACAAGATTCCTATACCATAGCTGAAAACTGGGGAGCACAGATTAACTTCATGGTCCCCCTAGATCGTGAAAGCCTACGTCAATGTAAACGTATAGCTAAACGTGTCGAAGAAAAGATGAGATTAGATTACGAGCTTACACGTGCAATTAAATGTGCAGACATTATGGCGAAGGGTTTTCAGCTACACCCTAACTCACCTACACATGTCATGTGTAAAGACGTCGTACCTATCTCATCACTTAACCCTAAACCTAAAAAGAAATTCGGATTATTTTGAAAATGATCATACTTATCAAACCCATCCTCATGGCATTCCTCAGCTCTTCTGCTGTTAAGGAATTAGTTATACAACTACTAGAGGCATATGCTGAATCCACTGATAATACCATTGATGATAAGGCAGTTGAACTAATTAAGAAGAACTTATTTCCAGGCACTAAAGACTAATGAAGAAAGCCACTGAAGATCAGTTTAACGAGCTACATAACCTAGTCACAAAAGAGTTCCTTAACAGGGTCAAAAGTGGCGAAGCAACTACACAAGATTTGAAAGCAGCCTGTGACTGGTTGAAGACGAATGACATTAGTGGTGTT